GTTTTGCAATATAAGTGCTGTAAAAAGAACTAATAGCTGGTAAGTATACCGCATAGTCCTTTTGTAATGGTGTTAAATCAACTGGTTGTTTGTTCATGGTCTCTCGCTAAAATTGCTGTAAGTTCTAATCTTTCTCTTGCCTGTTCTAATTGATCAAGTGCGATACGAACGGCTTCGCTGTTAGAAGCCAACTCATACCATTCTTTTTCCTGTTTAATTTTCTTTAATGCCCAATCGATAGCCTGCTCAGCTTCGTGATGCAAGCCTACAGATACTGCTCCCATATTCAGTTGCATCCAGTTATTGCCATCGAACACTTCCATTCGTTGCGAACTGGTATTGTATCTCATGTTACCAACGCCCTGTGAACCAGAGTAGTTGTTAATATATGTGCTGGTGGATCCGCCCGATACCTGAACATATCTACCAGTGGGCATTACATTACTAATCATTAGGCCGCCTGTGCTGGAATAATGTATTTGTAAGTTGCTAAACCACTGTCTAAAGTGATTTGAATAGCACCTTCATTACTTAGACTCATCTTTGTATTGTTAACATCTGCAATTTTAAGAATTGCTAAGATTGGTAACACCGGCCAAGTCCAGCCGCGATCCAGTTTACCTGCTACGTTCTGTGCAAACACAAACTCACCACCGTGTGTAGAAGCATCACCAAAGATAAACTTTAGATTGCCGCCGTCTGTTTTAGCAAGGAATGTTGGATGTTCGTTGTTAGCACCTGCTTGGAAGTTGAAACGTTGAACTGCTGCCACTGTTGGTTCAATTTCTACATCCCACTTAACACCACGGAACTTGACAGTCTTCATCTTTTCGTTGATGATTTCCTGATTCATAAAACGATAGTCATTGCGGAAGTCACCGTCTTTGTTTTCAAAGTGGATACCTACCGGAATAGTTTCGCCATTTCGTTCTGCTGTAGTAATATTAATTTTAGCATCGTCTTTATATTCGCTGCCGTCTAACAAATATTTGAGCTTTTGTAGTTGCGGCATACCAAACACACCAATCATGTCTGGATAAGGATTAGCAGTTTCTGCCTCCATAATCACAGAACGATCATCTGCCATCGAATTGATAGTAGTTTTTTCTTCTGTGCCTGTAACTTTAACAGTTGTTAGAAAGCCAAGGTTTTGTGTATGGCTTACGATGTCTTGTAAAATATCTTTCATTTAGAGAGTCTCCATGTATATTAAGATTATATTTAGATCGTGAGTAAAAATCAACCTTGAAATCACTCAAAATCAAACAATTTGCTGAATGTATTATCCGACCTTGTTGAACTGATGTCCCATTCCAAAACACCAATTAGGTTTTCTAATTTTTCGTCGATGACTGTGGTTTCCATTTCGCCATCATCAAACGGTAAATCTTTAAACCATTGAGGTAGTCTGAGTTCGTCTACAGGATATGCAACGCTAGTATAGCCCATAGGATTATCTTTGATCTTGCAGACAATGACCTTTGCTCCGTCTACAATGCCCATACTATACTTGTCGTCAAACATACGTTTCAAAGTATTCCAGTTCAAAGAAGCTCTAACATGACCTGGCATATTGGCCTTGCCTTGTTTCTTTTCTTTGGCAGCATACTCAGTGATGTTATTAGCTCTCTTAGGCGAACCTTTTTCCCAACCCGGTCTAGTTTTGAATTCTGTTCTAAAATCTGTGATATACCCTAGAATTTCTTCTTTAGGAACACCATTTAGAACACGAGTTAATACTTCGCTTAAGAAGTCTTGGATAACAACCGGGGTATCTGACCTCTTGAGATCGAGCCCCATGGCTTTAATTTTGCCTGGTTTCCCGTCGACGTCTGACCGCTTTCCTTCTTTGTCGTAGTAGAGGACTGCATATCGTTTTTTGGTAATGAATAGTCCTTTGGAAGCAACAATCTCGCGACCTGCCTTAATGACCTCTCCTCGAGATTTGGGGACGTGGAATGCATCGGACATGAATTTGACGAATGTTCCATTTACTTCTTCTCCTATGGTATCATAAAGTTCAACGACACTTTCCTTAGTCCAAGGAAGTGTGCCTTTCTCAATGTCCTTCTTTAGCGTAGAATACGCAGAGAAGTAACAAGAGTCTGTGTCACCGTATATGACAGCTTTACCAACATGATCATATTCTCCGGTTATAATTTCGTTTACCTTACTTGCCATATGCTTGGCAATCTGTCTACCAGTAAGAGTTGTGGACTGTCCGATTCTATTATCAAAGAATCTACAGCCGGGATTAAGAATAGCACCATACAGTGAGTTAAGATTAATCTTTTTAACTAACTGACGTTTATCCCAATATTCTTCCTCAATTTTATTGCCAGCCTGGATACATTCTTTTAATTTGGCCTGCATTTCTTTACGTTCTTTATACCAACGTGCTAACAGCCCTGGAATGATTCCTTCTACTTCGTAAGTAAAAATAGTCCCGTTGGCTGAAAGCATCCAAGGTTGATTGCTTTCAAAAATTAAATCATAGATTTGTGCGGCGCTGAGAGTATCGCTACCACTACCCTCCCAATCGATAGTGATTTCTCTACCGACTTCTCTGTTCATTACAGCAGTATATTCAAGGCTACCAAAGATACCTTCCCATGCTGCCGCGAATGATTTGCCTTTGGCCATTTCTGCTTCGATATATGCTTTAGTTCCGTCTGGACGTAGTTGGCCTACAATAGTTTCCGGACCCATGTTTAATGCACGAATCGCAGATGGATACAGTGAGTTGATATCAAGTGAACCGATCCACTCGTGGATGCCTTTCTTAGGATAGGCAACATACGCACCTGCGGCCTGTGTGTCTCCGTGTTCGTCCATCTTTTTACGATTGGGAACGATCATTCCTCGTCTATGAGCTTCATTGATAATCGCCTGTTCAGTAACAGCCACAGCACCCATAGTAGTCTGTAACAGAACTGTGTTTTCGTGTGCAATCTTGTTAGCTAGATCCAAGAACTGTAATTTTTTATCTAGTTTATCTAAGAGAGCACAGTCTTGTCTATTATATTCAATGAACTTTTTAAAGTCATTGTTATAAAGCTGATCTAATGTTCCTTCATAGACAGTTTTACTTTCACCGATTTCCATTTCACCGATCGCATCCAATCGATATGTGTGGCGTTCTTCATAGGTATATTTTCTATAAAGTTCGAGACTGTCAAGATGAACACGACCAATTAGATCATAAGTAACAGCACTCTTTCCATATTTTTCGTATTCTCTTTTCTTAGGATAACAGTTCCAAAGACAGAAACGTTTAGTATCCTCTTTTGACAGAACTTTAGTTACACGATTAACTGTATAGGGAATATCGAAACCTTCTGAGTTCCAGCCACTTAAAACATCAGCATCTTCGATAAGATCTAAGAATGTATCTAACATCTCTGCTTCGGTTTCGAACAGCATAGTATTAGGAAAATCTTTTACAGCTTCTTTAGCTTCGATGATGTTAATGGTCTTTGGAGGAATGGCTAAACAGATTAATGTGTCCATCCATTGCAAATGAACAGCGATAGCAGTAATAGGCATAAATGCATCTTCTGGCGAAGCATAGCCACGTTCTGGATCAAAGTCCACTTCAATATCAAAGAACGCTACGTTCAGTTTTGGAGCATCGACATTTAGATAATGATCTTCTAGACAGCGATAAATGGGGTTAATATCGCTTTCGTAAAGTTTTTTGTTTGAATGTATCGCAAGTTCTTTGCGAAGTTCTTTGATATTTTTACAACTGACCTTATTAAGAGGCTCACCCTTGATAGATTGATATTTTCCTCTTGGGTCGTGATAGTAAAAAATGTGCTTGGCAGGGTAGTCTTTAAAATGCCTCTGCCCTTTGTCATCACGCTCAACGACACGAATCATGTCATCGTCGCGATCATAGAATGCGTCAACGTAACTCAAATTTTTCTCCTATGCAATTTACGGCTTGCAAATACCTAACTTGCGGTTTATGGCCTCGCCTACCATCTAACTTTATTTAACTAATTAGCATTCTCACCAGCCCAAGCGTATCAATGGTGGTGAGCAAGATGTAGTTAGCCAACATGCCAAAAGATTTCCTAGTCCAAGCAGCCCAAGCATACATAGCACAACCAGCGATCCAAACAGGATATAAAGCAAGGAGTGGAGGATTGGGAACCGTGAGCGCCATAGTGATGCTGCATCCAATTGAGACAGCCCAAGCAAGGAGCTCAATAATAAAACGTAAACGGTTAGATGCCCAATCATCTTTTATCCATTCTATTGTTGGGCGGAATATATCATTTATCATTTAGTCCTTTTCCGGTAATTTCTTAGTTACGCCAAGGATCATTTCAATTTCATCCCACTCTTGCTCGTGTTCTTTCCAATTGTCTTTGTGTGCAATACGAATAGCTTTATTAATCCAGCTTGGTTTGATTTGTAGTTCTTCGGCAACTGCTTTAACAGTTTCTTTTAAGCCTTCTTGTAAATCTTCTACTTCTCGAAGCACATTACCGCCTTCATTAATGAGACGTTCTAGTTTTGCTTTTTCTTCGGGACCGTAAATTTTTGACATTTGTTAACTCCAAGTAATAATGTTTATTATATAGCCATAAAAAAAGCCGGTCAATGAATAACCGGCTTTATTTTACCAAAATAAAAATTATTTTTGATCTTCTGCTAGCACGTCATACATTTCAAATACGCCGCCGTTGCGCTCATAAATTAAACCTGCATATAGATCTGCTTTCATGCCTTCGCCTAGTTTGGCTTTAGCAACACGCTCTGCCCATGTAAACAATGCTTTGTCTACAGGATCGATCTGTTGTTGACCACCACTTTCTTGAACTAGCTTAACCATGTCTTTGAAAGATAGTTTTGTTTCGACTGATTCTGCAACTACTTTCTTAGAAGTTTTTACAGACTCATTCTTTTTACCAAAATACTTTTCTTGTTTAGCACTCATGCCTTTCTTGCCATCTTTCTTGTCACCGCCTTTTTCGGCAGCAGCTTTTTTCATTGGCTCTTTCTTGTCACCGTCTTTGTCAACGTCTAAGAAATCTGGCTTAGCACCTTCGTCCATTTTCTTTTCTTTCTTGGCTTTTTTATCTTCTTTATCAGACTTCTTAGCCTCAACCATCTTTAGGAATTTGGATTTAAATTGATCAGGATCAATAGATTCTTTTTTGGCTTTCTTTGGTTTGCCGCCTTTGTTTGCCGGAGCATCTGTATCATCGTCATCTTTAGGCTCTTCGCTACCACCATACGCTGATGTAGATTTGTGAACTAAACCAGTTTTAGTTTTAGTAGCAACACCTTTCGATGTAGTTTTCTTGTCGCCTGGTTTCGCATCAGCATCGAATACTTCGTCTACTTTCTTTTCTTCTTTCTTTTCTTCGGCTTTTTTCTTAGCTTCTGAGATATAAGAAGAAGTTCCTGCTAGAACACGTAGTTGAGCATCTTCGTTAAGCTGAACTGCTTTTGGTAATTCTGGAGCTGGGATAACTTCAATTTTGTCATCCATCGAGCTAATTTTTGTAATTAATGATTTAAAGTCCATAGTCCTGATCCTAAAGGTGTATAATGTATTTATCTCTTGACTGCTGAGCCGCCAAACAAGCTAACGCCTGTATCCAGAGCATTTCTAGCAGTTCCGTCGGAATTTTTTGGTTGAGAAACTTTGGGCTGAGGAGGCGCTTTAGTGCCGCTTTTACCAGGTGATCCTGTATAGCTCTTTTTTCCACGAGCTTTTCCTGGGCTTATATGCGGGCTAGCAACGGTAGCGATATTACCTGCCGATGTAGCACCAGCTGTAGCTGTTTCAAATATTTCTCTTATTTTCATAGTATAATATTTATTTCTTTCTACCGCTCTTCATATTAGCGCACCAGTGAGCCATACGTGCTTTTTCACCTGAACTGTTCTTGGCAGTTTTGCGCAACGAGCTAACACTAGCTTTGCAATTTACACCGCTGCGTTTAGCTAGACCCTTACGCCCTGGCTTTTTGCCGTCAGCAAAGTTTTCAACATTATATGTGGGGTCTGTTTTTTGACGTTTCATTCCCTTAGGT